CTGCCACTGGGAACACCTGAACCGCGCCTCTGCCTGGTTTCATTGGCTCTGGCTGACCGTCACCCGCGCATAGCGCACCTGTCCATCCTCCACACCCATCCCACGAAAGGAACGAGCATGACCACCCGAGCCGCTGAAGCCCTGTATGAAGCCCAGCATATTCACATGCACGAAGGACGCAGGGTTGCGATCTTCAACCCACACGACAAGCCGGTCTCCGAATTGCCTGTGATCTACGGGTTCAACAATGGTGGAAACCATGGCCGGATGCAGGCTGTCCTGCTTGCCCAGGATGGGACTGGATTGGGTGGGCATACCTGCTCGTCTGAAGCCTATATGCCTGCCGACCTTGGAATCCTGGAAGGCACCTGCGAGGACCGGCACGAAGAGTTCCGCGCCCACTACCCGGACGGCTACCGCATGGAGTTCGTGCGCGGTGCCGATGTTCTGGCACATGAAGGGCTGAAAGCTGCCTACAACCTCAACCAAGCGCAGCCGAAAGACTGATGTCCACTGGAGGACGCATGAACCCCGACGATCCACGCTGGATCAAGCGTGTCAAGGAAACCGCTTCGTTCTCTGAAATGGCGGTTGTCCTTCGTGAATGGCTGGCAACGATTGAAGCCATGAAGATCGAACATTTTCCCAAACCGAAAGACTGATGTCCAGGAGACGCGATGCCCTTCGATGACATCCCCGAGGACCACAAGCCTTCCTACCCTTGCGAGAACTGTGGCGAGGGCAACATCACCGAATCCGAGGACTACAAAGGCTGCTGGGAGTGTGATACCTGCGGCTGGTCCCACCCCGTTAGCTAACGAATGTCCAGCAGCACCCCGCATCCAAGGAGCCGCCTATGAGCCGGACACCGAAATGGATACGCCGCCACGCCCGGCGCCCGTGGCGCATGACCCACGCCCTGGGGCGCGACCTCCGCTGGCTCTGGCGGAACCATGAGGGCCGGAACCGCTGGGGCGAGGTGATGAAGGGGCGCATCCTCTGGCACCCCAGGCCGGGAGAGCGGTTCTAGAGTCTGGCCGAGTTCTGGCCGAAAAGTGAACAGTTCGGCCCCTTCGGGGGCCGTTTTCATGTAATCTGTGGCCGAAAGGGGACCAAAAATGGCCAAACGAGAGCAGGCTGCAGGACTCATCAGGAGCAGGATCACCGGGCATGGTGATGTGGAGGTAAAGGATCTACTGGCGAACCCCCTCAACTTCCGCCGTCACCCAGGCTCCCAAATGAACGCCCTGCGGGGGTCCATGAAGGAGCTGGGCTGGCTGAAAACCATCCTGATCAACAAGAACACGGGCCACATCCTTGACGGCCACGCCCGGGTGGAAGAGGCGATGCGCCAGGGCCTGCTCACCATCCCCGCGACCATCGTGGACCTGACGGAAGCTGAGGAAAAGCTGGCCCTGGCCGTCCTGGACCCGATCACCGAAATGGCGAACAAGGACGATGCGATCCTGAAGGATCTGCTCTCCCAGGTGGAGACCGAGGATGTGGGCCTGCGGGCTCTGCTGGACAGCCTGGACCCGACCGTGACCGACCCCGCCGAGCATTGGGTCGATATGCCCGAATTCGAGCAGGAGGATGAACGATCCTTCCGAAAGCTGATCGTCCACTTCGAGAATGCCGAGGACGCCGCCTCGTTCTTCCGCATCATCGGGCAGGAAGTGACCGACAAGACCAAAACCATCTGGTTCCCAGCCCACGAGCGAAACAAGCTGAAGGATCTGGAGTATGCGGGAAAGCCCGCCGCCCAGGGCGGGGAAGGGGAAGGCGGACAGGGCGATGACTGAGCCCACGAGCTATCTGAAGGCCACCAAGATAGAGCATTTCGAATGGCTGCTGAACGAGGTCAAAGGCTACCTCGACATCGACCCTACGGAGGCGGTGCGCACCGTGAAGGATCAGATCCAGATCGCCAGCCACGGGGGAGACCCCCAGCCCTGGAACAAGGTGGCAGAACTGGAGGCCCGCTGGTATGCATCCCTGGTGGCCGGCCAGCCCGACTATTCGGTGTATTCCGACTCCTACTACGTCTGCGATATCTGGGCCTGTTGGTCGCTTTATTCCTGCTCCAGCGTGAAGGCAATAGGGAAGCCTGCCACCATCGGCCTGGACTCCGTAATGGACCGGCTAGGCACCGCCAACACTATCCTGGACCTGGGGTGCGGCTTCGGCTTCACCACGGCCGCCCTCCTGGAGCTGTTCCCGAAGGCCAGGGTGATAGGGACCAACCTGGAAGAGTCGTTCCAATACGATTTCTGCGCGGATCTGGCGGAGGCCAAGGGGTTCGAAATCCGCCCCGAGGCCCCGGATCTCAAGAATGTGGACCTGATCTTCGCCTCTGAATACTTCGAGCACTTCCAGAACAGCCTGGAGCATGTGTTCGAGGTCATCACCTGCTGCAGGCCCAGGATGCTCGTGGTGGCCAACGGGTATAATGGGCACGCCATCGGGCACTTCCACCACTACCTCTACCGGGGGGCCGCCTTCCCAGCCAAGCAGACCAGCCTCAACTTCGGGACCATGATGAGGCACCTGGGCTACGAGAAGCAGAAGACGACCATTTGGAATAACCGGCCCGCCGTATGGATACGAAAATGAGCGCAGAATATCCTCAATTCCCCTTATACATACCGAGCAAGGGCCGGTCCAACATTATGATGACCAGCAAAGCGCTAACCCGCATGGGCGTGAAGCACTATGTCGTGGTGGAGCCTCAGCAGGTGGAGGACTACCAGGAGGCGGTGCGCAAGATGGGCCTGCTGGCCACCATCCTCCCCTTGGACATGGGCTATAAGGAGCGCTACGAGCTATGTGATGACCTGGGCCTGATGAAGTCCACGGGCCCAGGCCCAGCCCGAAACTTCGCCTGGGAGCACAGCCTGTCCAACGGCTTCGCGTGGCATTGGGTCATGGATGACAACATTAGGGAGTTCAACCGCCTGAACAAGAACATCCGCATCCGCGTGACCAGCCCTGCCTTCTGGAAGGTCATGGAGGACTTCTGCTTGCGGTATGAAAACATCGCTATGGCGGGCCCGAATTACACGATGTTCGCCCCGAACCGCCTGAAACAACCGCCCTTCGTGTGCAACACCCGCATTTACTCGTGCAACCTGATCCGCAATGATGTCCCCTTCCGCTGGCGGGGCCGCTACAACGAGGACACCATCCTGTCGATCGACATGCTCAAGGCTGGGTGGTGCACAGTCCAGTTCAACGCCTTCCTGCAGCTCAAGCTCCCCACCCAGACCCTCAAGGGCGGGAACACCGCCGAGTTCTACCACGCCGAAGGGACGGTCCAGCCTGGGGAGAAATACGCCGACACCGGGACGGTGGCTAAGTCCCAAATGCTGGTGGATGTCCACCCCGATGTGGCCCGCGTGCTCTGGCGCTTCCACCGCTACCACCATTATGTGAATTACCATGTGTTTAGAAAAAACAGGCTGAAGCTGAAGCCCGATGTCGTGCTCAATGGCGAGGTCAACAACTTCGGCATGGCACTGATCAGGAAGGGGTGAGCCATGAAGATGACCGCCGAGGAAGCCAAGGCGAAGGCCCGAGAGCTGATCGCCAAGGGGACCGGCACCCAGGATGTGGTGGCCGCCTGCCCCGTCCGCCTGGGGGACCTGATGGACCTGCTGGCCGAGCGTGGCCAGATCCCGATTCGCCGCACCCTTGGATTTACAGCTGGGAGAATTTGACATGGGAACCACCAAGAAGGGCCGCATCCGCAACCTGGAGCAGATGAACATGGCACTGGACCTGCGCAAGACAGGGGCCACGCTCCAGCAGGTAGCCGACACGATGGGCCTCAAGAGCCGCCAGCGGGCGCACCAGTTCATCAGCATGGCCCTGAAGGAGTTGCAGGAAACCTGCACGATCAGCGCCGAGGAAATGCGGACCATGCAGGCCGAGAGGCTGGATGCCCTCCAGCTCAAGCTCTGGGGCCAGCGCCAGAATCCCAGGGTGGCCGACACGCTTCTGAGGATCGAGGCCCGCCGCGCTGCGCTGTTCGGCCTGGATGCTCCCACCAAGATCGCGGAGACCGACAGCCTGGGGAATGATATTCCCACCGAGGCCCGCCATGCTCTCCACCAGAAGCTGCTCGGTGACTGAGCTTTCACTGGCGGATGAGTTCCGCCTTCTGCCTGCCCAAGTCCGGCAGGCCCGCCTGGAAGCCTTGACCGATGACGAGGCGGCTGGGCTCCTGTTCGATTGGGACTGGTGGGCACGCCCCAGCCAGAAGGTGCCGGGGCTGATCAACCCGCGCACGCCAGACGGGGCCTGGATCATCTGGCTCCCCCTGGCCGGCCGAGGCTGGGGCAAGACGAGGGTAGGGGCCGAGACCGTGCGGTTCTGGATCCGGCAGGGGTTCAACCGGGTCAACCTGATAGGGGCCACGGCGGATGATGCCCGCGACATCATGATCGAGGGCGAGTCGGGCATCTTGTCGGTCTGCCCAAAGTCCGAGCGCCCCACCTACCAACCTGCACGGCGGAGGCTGGTCTGGCCCAACGGAGCGACAAGCCTGATCTTCACGGCGGATGAGCCCGAGCGCCTACGAGGAAAGCAGCACGCCAAGCTCTGGGGTGATGAGCTGGCGGCGTGGCGGTATCCAGAAGCCTGGGATCAGGCCAGCCTTGGCCTACGCCTTGGGAAGTGCCCGCAAGCCGTAATCACGACGACACCGCGCCCCACGAAGCTGGTCAAGGAGCTTGTCGCGGACCCGAATACCATCCTGACCAGGGGGAGCACCTACGACAATGCGGCCAACCTCGCCCCCACCTTCATCGGGAAGATCGTCACGAAATACGAAGGCACGCGCCTGGGCCGCCAGGAGCTGAACGCCGAGATTCTAGACGACAACCCAGGAGCCCTGTGGAACCACGCCCAGATCGAGGCGGCCAGGATCAGGGTGGATGCCTGTCCCGTGGACCTGCTCCGCGTGGTGGTGGCTGTTGATCCTGCTGTGACGAGCAAGGAAGATTCCGACCTCACCGGCATCGTCGTGGCCGCCCGCGACCACCAGAACCCTCCGCACTTCTATGTGCTGGACGACCTGAGCCTGATCGCCCCGCCGATGACCTGGGCGGGCGCGGCCGTCATCGCCTACCTGAAGCACAAGGCCGACCGGCTGGTGGCGGAGACCAACAACGGCGGGGACATGGTAGAGGCCCTGGTCAGGACGGTGGTGATCGAAGGGGTGCCTGAAGGCCAGAATGTGAGCTATTCCAAGGTCACGGCTACCAGGGGGAAGCAGGTCCGAGCCGAGCCCATCAGCGCCCTCTATGAGCAGGGACGGGTCCACCATGTGGGCACCTTCGCCAAGCTGGAAGACGAAATGTGCGATTGGGACCCTGCCACCAGCACGAAGTCCCCCGACCGGATGGACGCCCTGGTGTGGGCTCTGACCGAATTGAGTTCGGACGGGGAGGGGATGGGCCTGTTTATCTGGATGCAGCAGGAAGCCGCTGCCCAGAAAGCGCTGGAAGAGAAGGAAGCGGCGGGTGGTAGTATGTTGCCCGGAAGGGAGCACCGATGACCACCTACCTCTACCCCCCCGTTGGTTCCACCGAAGTCCACTACGCGGGCGTGATCTACCGTCCGAATGTGGACGGAATGATCGCCGTCCCTGACAATGTGGCCCCCAACATGATCGACCTCGCAGGCTGCACCCGCCCGAAGCAAGTTCCCATCGTGACCACGGCGAAGCGCCCCACCATCGGCCTCACTCCTGGCCTTGCCTACTTCGACAGCACGCTCGGGAAACCGATCTGGCGGAACGCTGCGAATACACAGTGGGTTGACGCGACCGGCACCACCGTTTAAGGAGCTGGCCATGGCGAAGCCTGAAGGCGAAGAGCTGCTAGGTCGGACTCCCAACACCCCCGATGGTGGGGTGGAGTTCAAGCCTGGGATCATCCAGCGTGTGCTGGAAGGCGTCCGCTACATGGGCACAGGTGAGAAGCCCGCGTGGTTCGGCCCCAATCTCCCGCTTCCACCGGCCGCACCGGACAGCGTGAAGGGCCGCCCCTGGGACTTCCCGATGGGGGTCAACCTCCAATACACCCCCAGGGCCGACCAGGGCGACACGACCATCGACTTCGCCACGCTCCGGCGTGTGTCCGACCCCGTGCAGGGCGGCCTGGACCTGCTGCGGTGTGCCATCGAGACCCGCAAGGATCAGATGGAGGCCCAGAAGCATGTCATCAAGGGCCGGGATGGGAAGGACGGCGGAGACCGCGCCCGCAAGATCGAGGTGGCCCTGCGCCGCCCTGACCTCGTGCACACCTATCGCCAGTGGGCCCGCCCGATCTGGGACGACCTGCTTGTGATCGATGCCCCCGCCATCTACATGCGGCCCATCGCGCCCAGGGACGGGCAGGTGTTCCTGCCTGAGCAGATCGACGGGGCCACGGTCAAAATCCTGATCGACCAGAACGGCCGCACGCCCCTCCCGCCCGATGCCGCCTATCAGCAGGTCATCAAGGGCCTGCCCGCCGTGAACTACACGCTGGACGAGCTTCTGTATATTCCCCGCAACCTGCGCAGCTATCGCTTCTACGGCATGGGGCCTGTGGAGCAGGTGCTGGGCATCGCCAACATCGCCCTGAAGCGGCAGCTCCACCTGCTGAATTACTACACCTCGGGGACGGTGCCGGATGCCATCGTGACCCCGCCCGTGGGCTGGAATCCAGATCAGGTGAAGCAGGCCCAGCAGTGGATGGACCAGCTCACGGCTCCCAGCGCCCGCCACAAGGTGCGCATCATCCCAGGTGGGGATTTCACCCAGCTCCGCGACCCGAAGCTGAAGGATGAAATGGACGACTGGCTGGCGCGGATCATCTGCTACGCCTTCAGTCTCCCGCCCGGTGCGCTGGTCAAGGACATGACCAAGGCCGCCTCGGGAACCAACGCCCAGACCGCCCACGAGGAAGGCCTGGAGCCGTTCAAGCTCTGGTGGAAGGATGTCATGGACGAGATTCTGGCCCGGTGCTTCGGGGCCGAGGATCTGGAATTTGCCTACCAGGACGAGGAAATCAATGACGCCCAGGTGAAGATGACCATCTGGACGGGCTACAAGGCCGCTGGCGTGGTCACGGCTGACGAAGTGCGGGACAAGGCCCTGGGCCTGGATCCCATGACGGACGAGCAGAAGGCGGAGACCAAACCGCCTGCGCCTTTGGTGGCCCCTGGCGATCCTGGTGGAAACCCCACCGACAAGCCGGGAACCACCCAGGGGGAGGTGGATGGGTCGGCCTCCCCACTTCCCCCTGCCAAGAAAGCCTGGACCGTGGAAGACCTCTTGAAGTTCAACGAAAACCACGGCGAAGACGGCAAGTTTACGTCTGGCGATGGCGATGGCCGGGGCGCTGTCACCTACAGCCAGGCCACTGGTGCAAGCGCCGCAGCAATCAAGGCCACCAAGGCGGCAAAGAAATCGGGAAGCAAGAAGTCCCACGAAAAGGCTCTGGCCGCGAACCAGCACGCCCTGGCACAGCACCAGGCGGCCATCAAGGGTTCTTCGGACCAGACCAAAGGGATCCACCAAGCCTTCATCGAAGCTCACGCGGCCGCCATCGACGCCCACATTCTGGGGGCATCCATAGCCACCAAGTTGGACGATTCGGACGCCCACGCTGATGGGCTTCAAAAAAAAAAGACCACGATACCCCGCATTGACCACGGCCGGCCAGCCGTAGCCAAGGGCGAGAGCGCGGTCACGAAGCTGTTCAAGGCCCGCTTCGCCAAGCAGCGCAAGGCTCTGGTGGCGGCGGTGAAGGCCGAGGCCCAGAAGCTCCTGAAGATGGACCAGGACGACATGGTGAGCCTATGGGATTCCCTCTCGGCCGAGGGCAAGGACAAGCTGAGGAAGGCCATCTCCAAGGAGCTGAAGGCGGTAGCCAAGGACGGGGCTGATGTGGCCCTACGAGGTGTCCTGGACGCGGTGGGGCCTACCGATGCAGACCTGGAGGCCATGCTGTCCCAGGCCAACGAGCAGGCCATCGCCTTCGCAGAGGAACGCGGATCCGAGCTGGTGGGCATGAAGTGGGACCATGACAGCGGGGCATGGATCGAGAATCCCAAGGCGGAGTGGGCCATTGATGAGACCACCCGTGAGCGCATCCGAGATCTGGTGGTCATGGCGGAGGACAATGGCTGGTCCAACGGGGAGCTGGCTTCCGCCATCCAGGAGGATGCGGCCTTCAGTGATTCCAGGGCTGAAATGATCGCCCGCACCGAAACCGCCTTCGCGGACATCCAGGGCAATCTGGCAGGCTGGGAGGCCTCCGGGGTGGTGGAGTCCAAAGAGTGGTCCGTGAGCCAGGACGAGGTGTGCGACGAGTGCATGGCCCTGGACGGGCAGGTGGTCGGCCTGGACGAGCAATTCCCAGATGGAGACCCGCCCCTCCATCCTAACTGCCGGTGCGACCTGCTCCCGGTAGTCATTTCCCAGGGTGAGATTGACGCGGAAACCGCGTAGAAGGGGGCTCTCATGCTCTTGGCTGACGATGGAACCTGTGCATTTCACGGCTGCGATCAGCGCGGCCACGAGGTCTGCCACGCCGTTTTCCAGCAGCAGGCAGGGATGGCCTCGACGGTCCAGGCGATGCTGGCCGATGGAGGGAACACCATCCTGCCCGCCTATGTGAACCAGCTCAAGGCGCTGCTGGCCGAAAACTTCCCGATGGACACCACGACCTGACCGGACTGGACACCGGAGCCCAGACGGGCATAGACCACCTTGAAAAAAGCACCGGGGCCACTTGTGCCCGGTGCTATCATTTTCGCGTTGACCAGCAACGATCACTCTTCCTACCAGTTCTGGACACACCAGGGAGCACAGATGGCGAAGCGAGTTCGACTGTTCGGGGCCATCGAGAAGGTGGAGCCTCAGGAGGATGGAACGCTCATCGTGTCGGGCATCGCCTCCAGTGAGACCGTGGACGGCGCGGGCGAAGTGGTGAAGGCCCAGGCCATGCGGGATGCCATCCCCGACTACATGAAATTCGGCGCGGTGCGTGAGATGCACGCCAACATCGCAGCCGGGACCGCCCTGAGCATCAATGTGGATGCCGAGGGTGTGACCCACTTCGAGGCCCATGTGGTCGATCCCACGAGCTGCAAGAAGGTGGAGACCAATGTTCTGAAGGGGTTCAGTATCGGCGGGAAGGTCACCAGCCGCGACCCCCTCAACAAGAAGATCATCGACGGCCTCAGCCTGACGGAAATCAGTCTGGTCGATGTCCCCTGCAACCCTGATGCCGTCTTTGCGATGGCCAAGTTCGACACGGAGGATGATGTGGACCAGCCCGAGAGCACCGAGAGCACCCAGAAGGGTATGGGCCATGTGGCCGACCTCGCATGGATGCTGAAGCAGATCAGCTACCTCACCGCCGACCAGATTAGCGAGGCCGCCCGTGAGGGTGATGAGTCTTCCATTCCCGCCAAGCTCAAGGCGTGGCTGGCGGCCGGTGGCGCGATCCTGGCGGAAATGACCCAGGAGGAAGTGGCGGAGCTCGTCACCGCCCTGCCGGATGCCAGCGGAACCGGGGACGGCTCTGCGGATGTGGCCTTCGCCGCAGGCACCGGAGACCTGGAAAAGAAGCTGAGCGCCAGCAAGGTCGCCGCGCTGGACGATGCCCACAGCCAGCTCACCGCCCTGCACAAGTCGATGGGAGATTGCATGGGCAAGATGGCAGGCCTCTGGGCCGCGCCCCAGGCGGAGGAAGATTCCAAGGACGGCGACGACAAGGAAAACACCGCGCCCGTCACCGACCTCCAGAAGTCCGCTTCCGAAGCCGTTGCCAAAGTGGGCCAGCTCACCGAGGAACTGGTGAAGGTGCAGAGCGAGAAGGAAGCGCTCCAGAAGTCGCTGGACAGCATCAGCGCCAGCATGAAGACCACGCAGGATGCCCTAGCGAAAGCCGAGGCGGATCTGAAGGTGAAGGGGGTCAAGCAGGTCGTCCCCGTCGAGAAGGGCAAGGAATCCACCACCCTGGGCGCTGCCGACCAGCCCAACCAAAGCACGGACCCTCTGGATGTGATGAAAAGCGTCCAGGGCCAGCCCGTGAACCTCATTTTCAACCCCCGCTAGTCCGGGGCAACCCAAGGAGGCTCATCAATGAGCGACCTCACCAAAACCCTGGACGCCATGAAGGAAGCCCAGGCCAACGGTTCTTCGGATCTTGCGAAGGCCTTCACGCAGGGCACCGGCTTGGTCGCCTACGACCTCCAGGCTCCTGCACTCGCCCTCTACCCGTTCTTGGCCCTCATGACCATGCTGCGGAACGAGATTCCCCGCGTGGGCGGTGGTGGCGATACAGCCACCCGCTGGAAGGCGATCACCGGCATCAACACGACCAATGTCCACCCGGGCGTGTCGGAAGGTAATCGCGGTGCGCTGATCAGCACCACCGTGGCCAACTACCTCGCCAGCTACGCCGGGTTCGGCCTGGAAGACACCGTGAGCTTCGAGGCGGATTACGCCGCCCAGGGGTTCGATGATGTCAAGGCCCGCAGCCGCCTCGGCCTGCTCCGGTCCCTCATGCTGGCTGAGGAAGCCCAGCTGCTCGGCGGAAACGCCAGCCTGT